CTGACTCGTTCCGTGGAGCATGCCGCGTATGTTGCAGCTGGCGAAGACGAGTTGGGCAACGAAATCGCCAGCTACGCCTTGCCAGTCACGGTTCGCGTATTCGGCTGGGAGCCGCCGCGATCGGATGAGCCTGCGCTGGCCGGCCACGATCGCGTTGTCGTTGATTTGAAGCTGTATGCGCCACAGTCCATGGGCGCCAAGCCTGCTGACCGCGTGGTCGTCAATGGCAAACGCTTCGAGGTGATCGGCTGGCCGGAAGATCCGAACGATAACGGCATCTGGAGTCCTGGGCTCGTGTCGGTCAATCTACGAAGAATCGAGGGTTGATGGCCAAGCGACTACTGGTCACGCACGCCGATGGTGTCGACTCGCACGACACCGATGCGTTCGGCGTCGAAGAGGGCGTCCTCCTCGTATATACCGATCGTCAAATGCAGGTCCTGATCAAGGCCTACAACCGCGATGTGTGGGCCTTCGCCGAGTTCGTGGAGGTGAACGGTGAAGTTCGAGCCGAATGAACAAGCCTTCTTTCACATCCGGAGCGTGCTCGCGCGGCCACTGGTCGAATCGACCGCGGCGCGGATCGCAGGATCGTTCGGCGCCGGATATGGCTGGTCGTCCAGGCAAGGTCAGAAGCGCTGGCGCGCAAGCGTCTACCCGAAGACGTGGGCGGCTCGCATGGACAACGCTACGAACAACACGATGGTCCGAAGATTCGGGAGTGGATGATGGCCGACAACTGGGGCGAAGCCCCTCCGTCACAGGCGGTCATGGTCGCAGCGCTCAAAGCCGGACTGGCCGCTGAGGGCGACACCACGCACGTTGGAACGAAGGCGCCGCGAGACACGGAAAACCCGAGCGCTCGCCGGATCCGTGTGTCTCGCGTCGCCGGTGGAAGTGAAACCTTCGCCACTGATTCGGCGCGGTTTCTGATCGAGTGTTGGGACCCTAGTGAATTGGCTGCCGAGCAGTTGGTGAACAAGGTGCGTCGGCTCCTGAAACAGTGCCGGGGACAGCGGTTCGCCGGGGCGTTCATTCACGGAGCCAAGGCGACCTCACTTCCCGTCAATTTTCCTGATCCGGGCACGTCGTCGGCCCGTTTTCAATTCACCGGTGAGCTGACCATCGGCTTGCTGTAACAGATTTCGCTCGACCCTCTGGCCCGGTGCAACGATGCCTGAGAGGGGCAAATCATGACTGTCAATGTCAACAACGCGTTCGTCGGCACTCCTCCCATCGATGGAGGCGTGTTCTTCCGCGCCCCGGTGGGAACCGAACTTCCCACCGATGCACTGTCCGCACTCGATCCGCTGTTTCTCGATCACGGCGCCGTCGGTGAGGACGGTCTGACTGTCGCTCAGACTCGCGACAACACCGACATCAAGATGTTCGGCGGCAAGACGTTCATCAACGTCCAGACCAACTACGACGAGACGATCACCATCACGCTGCTCGAGGACGATCTTGTGGCAGTGCTCAAGACCTCGTTCGGTGATGCCAACGTCATCACGACTCCTGCGACCGCGCTGCATGGTGTGCAGAAGACGATCTACCACACTGCCGACCCGCTGCCGATCAGTTCCTTTGTCGTCGAGGCGATCTCCGGAAAGAAGACGAAGCGCTACGTCGTCGAGAACGGCCAGGTTGTCACGGTCGGTGAAGTGAAGGACGTTCACAACAACGTCACGAGTCGCACGCTGACCATCAAGACCTACGCGCCGAGTTCGGTCGAGCTCAAGGGCGGAAACGTGGTCGAGTACCGCGACGACGGAGTCCTGACCCCTTAGTCGCCGTGCCGGGCCCCGCCACCTTGCCGAGCACGGCGCTACTCCCAGGAGGTAACTGATGACGTACGCCGAACAGACCTGGACCGACAACGATCCGTCCACCCCGCTGTCCGCTTCGCGACTCCGTCACATCGAAGAGGGCGTGAAGGGTGCCCACGATGCGATCGACGAGCTGCCTGCACCATTCTCTGGCGCATATGCCGATCTTTCCGGCAAGCCGACCATTCCCACCCTGCCGGCGCTGGCGACAGCTGCCGAATTGCAGGCAGGAACAGTCACAACGTCGCGTCTGGTGAGTCCCAAGCTGATTCACGACGAGATTGCACGGCAGATCGCTGCCATCGCGCCGTAACGACGCTGAACCCACCCGGCAGGGGTTGATTTCCACCCCACTGCACCGGGCCGCCCTTGCTGGGTGGCCTCAAAG